TCCTTTCATTTCTTTTTTGTTATTAATCCCATTGCGCCTTTTGCTCCCTTGATGCCAAAGCTCGCACTGCAGGCGATGTACAAGAGGTGCTTATAATAATCAGGGAGTGAGTGTAATGCTTCAAAACCCGCTTTTATATGTGGTGTCCATCCGGGTATGAAGACTGCCACCGCCGGAACCAACAGGCATATCAAAATTAGTTCGTCTTTCCAGCTCCCTTTCATTTGATCAACCGCAGTAGCCTCCCACGAAATTTTTCCAGCTATCTGCTGCTCTTTTAGCGACTTCTGTGCCTTGATTTCAGTCAAAGCAAGGTCCGCTTTTGCTTTTTTTGTCTCAACAAAGCCTTTTACCGCATCAGTAACCATATTTGCGATAGGGCCTACTAAAAAATTCATCATTTTTTCTTTACTCCCTTAATTTTACCTTTGTTTATGCTTGCATAGAACACTTTTGCACCTTCTTTCTTGCCATATGTCTTAGACATGGCTCTTTTTATTTTTTTACCCTTCTTGTTTAGGGGCATTTGTTCTCTCTCTAGCTACATCAGCACGTAAATTTGCTAAATCGTAGTCTTTTTGTAATTTTTGTGCGTCTAAAACTTGTTTGTAATCAAATTGATTCTCTCTAAGACCTTGTTGTTCGCCTTTTAATTGTGAATCCATCTCCATTTCTGCTTGTCTCAGTGCTAACTCTTGTTGTTTAAGCATTACAAGTGGGTCCATGTTTTGATCTTGCATAGATTCTGCCTCTTCTAGCACCATTTGTTCTGTAATTTTTGCTATTTCTTCATCAATTTTTATACCACGTTGCATTTGTAGAGCTTGTATTTGTTCTGGAGGTATCTGATCACCAAATTGTGCACGTAATTTTTCTGCTTCTTCTACTAAAGCTTGATCAACTACCTGCGTTGCTAGTAAAGATACATGCTGCATAATATGAGATGTTAAATTCATCACTGCCATAGGATTAGCCTTGACCAAAGCAGATGACATAAAGAATCTATGCGACTTAATATGTAGCTCATGATTTTGTTGAGGGAAGGCTTGTAAGTTTGCACCTTTTAAAACTACACTATGTTCTAGTGCAGGATCTTGTGGTTGTGGTCCTTTTGGAATAGGTAAAATTTGTTCAACATCTTTTACTCCTAATGCGATATACATTCTTCTATATGCTTCATAAAGATTATGTATTTGTGGATTTGACTGTGCAAGTTGTAATTGATTTTGTGCAAGAGTAACTCTTTGCGACATCGAAAAAATATTTGGATCTGAAACCGGTAAAATATCTATCGAATCTGCAAAATCTAAAACCTTTATTTCTCTTGGACCACCAGTAACATTATATGGATATACTGGAGGCAAGG